ATAAAACCCATCAACTGTTTACATCTTGGGTCAACAATGATTTCTGTCGCCCTTGGGAACATAAAGATTGGTCCTTCACGAAGAATCTGATTCTGTTCTTCCTCAAGCTGCATTATCAACTGTTCAAGCTCATAAATCTGATCTTCTTTATCAGAACTAAGCTCATCATCGACAAAATCCTGCATACGACGCTGCATTTCACCCATTTTATTGCGTGCATCTTCAAGCCTTGCAGTGTCATCAGGTGTTAATTGTGCATATTGACGCTGGAAACCAAGCATGATGTAACCAACACCACAAGTCTTGGCACGACGTACCATTGACTTCATTGACGGTTTTAATCTTGGTTTTTGTTCATTTGCGAAGTAATCAAAGCAGATTTCCATCGTTTTACCGATTTTATCAACCATTGTTTTACGCTGACGACCCTGCTCAATATCCATCAGTAATGACACATTATTCGGGTCTGGCATCATCTGCATCGCTGTAGATTCCTGAATCTGCTGTAATGCCGCCATTGCGGTTTCAGGCTTCCCATCCCAAAGCTCGAAATCCAGTGTTTTACGCCTCTCAGCATTTGCTGTAGGATTCTTAGCATAAAGTGCCGACACTGACTGATTCAAATAACGGTTTATCACCGGTACGGTGTAATTATCATTTTGAATCCATTCATCAGATGCACCCTGACGTGCAACCATCATGTCATCACGCATACGCTTAAAATCATTCTCAAAATGCTTTTTTGCCGCACGAATGCGACTTTGCCACTTTGAAACAAATTGTCTTGCTGATTCTTCTGGTTGAGGTTGACCCCTTTGAACACCTGATTTGTCTTCAACAGAGTCCATATCCTGACGCATAATGTCGTAATCTTTCTCAATCATAGTTACCTACCATCCTTTAGAGTGTTTACCGATTGCCTCTCTTTTAGCTTGTTGCTGTCCGGAATGGATAACCCAAGCACCAGAGCCTGTGCGTGGTAATGTACTCACAGGCGGCTTATAACTTTCTGCCGATAATTCTTTTGTTAAACCTAACCCGATATGGGCTAACCAGTCAACAAAGTCATCATTTGCACCGTATGGGAACTTCATAAGCTGATTCTTAGCATCAGTCCACCACGGTGCGAATCTCGGAAATCTAACTTTCCGCATCGACATTCTACCCTGTATTGATCTGGCACGTGACATTTTATCTTTAGTCGGTGTTACCGGATCAATCATTGTGTATGTTCTGGTCTCAACCATTCTTTTGCGTAAGAATGGTCCAAATGACTTGGAAATCAATTCCGACTCCATCCACCATATCGTCGGTTTATGATCCTGCATTTGCCTTAATAATTCTTCTACTGTCCTGTCGGTTTGCATCCTATCCATAACTAGATCAGGTAAGACCCAAATATCATCATTTTCATCAATTCCAACACACCCAAGCACCGTGTAGTCACGTTGTGCTTTTTCTGACACCGCATGGTCGGATGCACCGTAAATCCTAAGTCTATCCGGTAATTCACTTGGTCCATACTCAACAATCATGTCTTCAGTAAAGTAAATACCGTCATCTGGTGTCGGTTGACCCATTACAAGTGCTGAAAATGACCGTGGATCACCTTTTTTCCACTGGGCAAAAAATTCTAACGATTTTTCCCTAGGCCATAATGATGTCATCGGCTCACTACCGAACTGCTGAATCACCTTTTCATTAGTGGGTACTGCTAATTTTAATCCAAGTGCTTTAGCCAGTTTTTCATCTTTGATGACCCCTGGTATATTCATGTAAGTCCAGTCTTCAGATATACCGGAAAATCGCTTATGACGCTCTGGGTGCGATGGATCACACAAACGACCTATCAGATCATCTTCTGCCCATCGGGTCTGAATCACGCAGATTCTTGTTTTATTCGAACCCCTTGAATACGCCACCTTAAAGAACCATGACCAGATTTTTTCCAAGTGCGCTTCAGTAAATTCGTCATCATCACCTTTGTACGGGTCATCAATAATAATATAATCCGCTGTACGACCTGTAATCGTACCGCCAACACCGATAAAAAATATCTTACCGCCTGCTCTATTCTGCATGAAGGATTTGGATTTCGCATCCTTCATAAACTCAACTTCTGGAAAAACCTGTCCGTAAACTGGTCTATCCTTAATCATCTGACGGAATTCATGACCAAGCTCATCTGCACGAGTCTGGTTATATGTTGCTACAATAATCCTTGCTTTAGGATTCCTACCCCAAATCCACGCTAACCCGATCTGCGTTAAATGGATCGTCTTACCATGCTGTGGCGGTATTGCAACAGTAACCCTTTTGGTTTTACCGCTTTGCAAATTCTCAACAATGTCACACAACATCTTAGAATGACCGACAGCCTGATATTCGCTTTTATCAACGTCGTCTGGGTCTTCTGCATCTGGCATCATTATCTTACAAAAATCAGCCATTTTTTTCTGAGCACCGGCAATAAGAGCCTGTCGCTTCGTAATGAGAATCGTTTCTTTTAACTGATCGTCGGTAAGATTCGAGTAATCATTCATTTTTATCCGGTCTCTTACTAAATTTTTCCATCGCTGGCTTCACTATTTCAGCTAAATGTGGTGCTGCGAAATAAAATCCAAGTATTAGCATTACTGCACCGTTCATGCTGTCAGCATAATCACCAATCACCTTTGCCGACTCTTTGAATTGTGCCGCATTGTCCACCCATACAGCCACGACAGACAATAATGCGCCTAAAACGTACATAGAAAGCCATACGAACGTTATAGCCAGCGATATGACCCTTCGTGACAATCTGTGACCCTGTGACGCTGACATCCAGTCTATGACCATCCTGCGTGCTTCTGTCACAGATTTTGCATGATCTGATGCTTTTTCTTCATCAGTATAAACAAGGGCATCTAAACCTTTAGCTACAGTTTTGATACCTGTAGTGATCGCTTCATCCGATCCTAAAATTCTACCTAAAATACCCATGCTAACCTCATGATTTTATTGTCAATTCAAAGTCGCTAGGGTAACCGATCTCTTTTTTCATCTGAATAATTGCCTGACTACTGTTGCTAACAGCTTTTTCGAGTAGTTGCGATTTAGGGTTTCTCATGTAGCAGCTTGTCAAACCTGGTAAGATACAACCAGTAGAGTTATCCACCCAGTTACCCACATGAAATAATATTGCACTGCGACCTGGTACATCTTTGATAGTCCAAACATCCTTAAAATCTGTTCCGTTATGTGGTACTACCCTGTAATTACCTTCTGGAATGCACGATTTTTTTACCTCGTTTCCAAGCCACGGGCGTTCAATTGTGTACCAAACTGGGTTATCCTTATCTTCCATGTAAAGGATACCTGTTGTAGCGTCTTTAAAATATGTCCTTTTAAGTATTAATCTCATGATCCACCTACTCTTTTTTGTAGTTTATCTTCAATCCTTGTAAGAATTTTTTCCACATTTTCATTTTGAACCTCAAGCCTTACCTGCCTTTCAGATAATTTATTTATATTCAAAACAACTGTTTCCAATCTAGCAATCCTGACAGCATTATTTTCGACTGTAGCCTGCACCCGACTAGCCCACCAAAAAGCACCCGTAGTCTGCACAAATATTGCAAAAATTAGTGCCAACGGCACATGCTTATCAATTACCCAACGTGAATTTTTCTCATCAGCCATCCTTAAAACCTCGCAAATTTTCGGAATAGATTATTGTAAACTTTTGATGCTAAACCATGAATATTTTCATCATCTGTTGCGTTAGCAACCATGTTGTTTAACTTAAATATATCAGCGACCATTTCACGTTCATTACTGTCGGCTATCGCACATTGCATCCACGTGACAGCACACACTCTTTCACCTCTTGTGACTTCTTTTACCTCATGCAGGTAGCTGGTAGGATATAATACCGCATCACCCTTGTTCAACTTCACTCTCTGATTAGTAGCACCGTGCTGAATTACTAATTCGCCACCGTCATAAGTTTCTCTATCCGACAAAAATACCGTACAACTGACATCTGCTCTGAAATATTTATCTTTTTTGGTCAAATACCTAAGTGGTCGGTCAATATGCTTCCCATAATATTCGCCCATCATGTGCTTATTTAGCATCGGGTATAAAACTTCTGTCGGTGTAATTGTGTTAACAATCGTGTTGTTTTCTTTTAACGCCATAAGCACTAAAGCGTTGATCTTATTCAACGCTTCTGACGGTTTCACGCACTGGCTATTTTTCTTACGATTCTTTGCTGAACCATGTGCAGTCAAAGTGCCGTCAGACCATTCAATTTCTTTCAATTTCTCATCAATGAACGGTAGCCTTTGTGGTTTTATAAGCTGTGGAATTACGGTTATCATATCTCACGCACTCATCAATTCGTTATATCTTGCAATCACCTCATCAAGTGTAGTTAAAGTGCCGTTTGCCACTTCCTCACTTGTGGTTTTTTCCGCTGCAAAGGCTTTGTTCTGATAATTACCAACTTGCAAGCCAGCTACTTTTAATTGCGCTAGCGTTCTATCATGAAAGCCGTTAACGCCCTTATATTGCACTGTATAATCAGGGTCGTTTAATTCTTCTAACATTCTGATTAAACATAGTATAGCCATTGAGGTATCAGCGTTGCATTGGTATTCTACACCATCAACCGTAATGATAGTTTCAGTTGTAGCTTTCCTTAATTCCTTAGACATCTGCGTCAAACTTTCAACTGTGCTATTTTCATATGATTCAACCAAAACGCCGTTCATATATCTTTCGTAGTTACTCATTAAAAACTCCTATACCTTTCTTAACCATATTGCCGGTGTTTGTACAGCTGCAATAGTTGCCGTACCGAACGGGTCTGGCAATGCTGCATATGTGAAACTTCTTGAAGCGCCTTCTGTAAAATCACCTAGCGCATCTGACCCCATTACATGATATATAGTTGTGCTAGTAGGGGTAAATCCTGTTAATGTTACTGCCCCATCAGCTACAACCGCTAGCATATACAAACCAGGTGATAAAGCTTCTGATATTGTCGCCTCCTTCTCTCCAGTCGTACCTACTGATACTGTACCAGCATCTAAAACTAAAGCTGTAGGCTCTCCATCCTCAAGTTGATATATACCTAAGCGAGCATTAGCCGCTGCTCCTGTTGTTGTTACATTTATACCAATTCTTGTAACAGTAACTGCCTTACCTACATAAAATGGTATTGCATATAGTGTATCTGCCGCAATCGCAAAAGTACCACTTGCAATGCCAAATCCCCCCACATGATACGCATTTGTTCGCAGTCCATTATTTAGGCATGGTATGCCTCCTGCTGCATCTTGGAAGCTTGGTAACGCATCTGCACCATTACTTGTCAACACCTGACCACTTGTGCCTTGCGAGGTAAGTAAATCAAATCCGTCATCTGCATTATTTTGGACTAATATCGCACCATATTTACTGGCAACCGGTGTAGGTAGATTCAGTCCGCCCACATCAGCTTCTGTAGCAGCCAAATCAGCTTCTGTTGCTGTCAAATCTGCCTCAGTCGCACTAAGATCAGCCTCAACTAACGCTAAATCAGCAGCCGTTGCGGTAGCGTCACCTTCTGTAGCAGCCAAATCAGCTTCCGTTGCTGTCAAATCAGCAGCAGTAGCCGTGCTGTCACCCTCAGTTGCAGCTAAATCCGCCTCAGTAGCCGTAACATCAGCACCTGTGAGTGCTACATCAGCCTCAGTTGCCAATAAATCAGCAGCTGTAGCTGTACTATCACCTTCTGTTGCCGATAAATCACTTTCTACAGCAGCTAAATCCGCCTCAACAGCCGCTGTATCACCAGTAATTGCAGCTAAATCAGCCTCCATAGACGCTAAATCGCTTTCTACAGCAGTAACGTCAGCCTCCGTCGTACTTGCATCACCTTCAGTTGCAGCTAAATCCGCCTCTATTGCTGATAAATCAGCTTCAACAGCCGTTAAATCACTTTCCGTTGCTGTGATAAATTGGTCAAAGTCAAGTAATTCTTCCCACTTCAGAGCCGCTAAATCCGTGGCAAAAGTACCCGATGTATGGGCAATCAGACATTTGTAAACCTTATTACTCTCATAAACAACATCATTGACCGCATAAGCTGTACTTGTAACCCAATCACCAGTTGGATTTAGACCAATAACCACCTCATCCTTCAACTGATCGTTACCGACAGATGCGTTGGCTAATTCACCGTCAGAACGCTGAATTAGACCCAGATTAGCAATAATCTCGTCAGTGGTTGTTTCTAAATTGTTAAATTCAATCTCTAATTTGTCCGCTGGTAGCGGATCAGAAGGATTTGCTGTCTGATATGCCGTAAAATCATACGACAAAGAATATGAGGTTGGTGCGGCCATTATCTCACTCCATCTAAGGGCAAACCGACGCTATCACATGCGTTGGCAAATAACTTAAAATGTAGCAAGATAATGTATTATTTGCAAGAAATTAAAAAACACAGTGAACTTTCGCCCACTGTGCTCTCAATTTTATAAAAATCGTTAATCCATGAAAAAGTATTAAGGATCAAAATGGAAATTACCATCAGGAAATGGTGGTGTCAACATTAATTATATCGACAAGACCACCTTTTGCTTTTGCACCAGGAGTTGAGTCAGAATAAAACACATTTATAGCACAATTTATCGCTTTATGAACCTTAACCCACTCTTTTCTTGCTGCCACAGGGTCTTTTTTCTTGCCTCCCACCACATTCTTGCTTCCTCATCTCTTTTTTCATTATTTTTCAAAGATTGTGATTTTCTATATTTATATTCCACTTCAACCTCTTATTTTTCAAAAGTTTTTTCAGACCACAAATTTTGTAGGTTGGCTCGGCACGCTTTCCCAGAAAATATACCAGTACCCCCCCACGGGGTCGGGATCGAGTTGGCACGATTCTTGCATAAGCTTACAGTAGCCTTAGTTAGGCTACTACATATTGAGCTATTCTAATAGCTTATCAAGATCGGATTGTGTGTTTCCTTCTATAATCTTCACAGGGTTAGCCCTCTGGCTTGCTTCTCGCTGTAGGTCTTGCAACCTTTGGTTCAATTCTGCCTGCGTCATATTGGCTGGTGACTTCTCAAGCTTCCCATTTTCGCCTACTTGGTAGCCAGTATGTTGCAATAACTTGTCACTTGCTGATACTCTGGCCTGTTTTGGTGCTTTTTTGTCACGTGCAACCTCTATTAATGTGTCAACTGCTACCTTCGCACCCACAGAAAATAGCTCTTTCATCGCAGAATCGTAACAAATTCGTGCGAAAAGTGCGCTATTTTTAACAGTCCCAACATGTGACAAGTGACATTCACAGGCATCTGCGACATCTGTTGCACTCATACCACTAGCCAACAATTCGGCTATTCTATTTTGTAAGTCTGTTTCAAAAACTGTGATCTTGCTCATGGATATGACCATACTACACAAGGCTTTTAAAGAAAAGTGAAAAAATATCATTTTTAAGGTTGTGAACTATGACAAACAATGCTAAGCTATGACATATAAGGACAAAACAACCTTATATTAACATTAAATAGGAGGTTTTATTATGTGTAAGGCATTTAATGAGTTAAATAGAATTAAAAATAAGCACGCTTTTAATATAACTGGTAACTATCACAAGAAGAAAGTTAACCAGTATCTTGTTAAATACTTTTTTAATGACGGAAGTATATTGTTTATATATCCAAAAAAAGGAGAAGGCGTATCAGTTTGTTATAATCCATCTATCAATCAAACTGATTATACAACTAAAAAATTATTAATTAATAAGTAACAACTAAATAACAATTAACATTAAAACAGGAGTTAAAATAATGGCTAAAATACAATTCAAAAGAAAGATAGAGACTGTGCGTTATTTACATGACAAAGGTCAAATAGCATTCACCGGTTTTAAAGTACCAAAAATAAAAACATCCCATTGCGACATGAACGCTTTTCGTTTACACCCTAGATATGGTGCATATGCTAATAGTTGTATGTTTACTGCAATGATTAACAGTGCTGTTAAAAAACTATTAGGTGATTATGTAAAATTAGAAAAAAAATTACCAGATAACGTCACAATTGATACAACCGGTTTTTTAGCAGTCATAACAATAGAACTTTAAAATAATATTCGCAAACTATGTCTAAGTATGTCATAGTTTGACATACTTAGACATATAAGGACAAAACAACCTTATATTAATATTAAAACAGGAGTTAAAAACATGGCAATAGTACAAGAATTAAATAAAAGTTATTTTATGGATAGATTCACAGAAATGGGTCGTGGCGATCAATTCAGCTACGAGGCATTAGAAGCCCTTTATCAGTATTATGATGAATACAGTGAATCAACAGGGGAGGACTACAGACTTGATGTAATAGCAATCTGTTGTGACTGGTACGAATCAACAGTTGAAGAATTAATAAATGAGTATGACATTGACGTGTCAGAATGTGAAGATGACGAAGAAAAACAGGAAACTGTAATTGATTATCTTAATGATGAGACATTTGCAATGTATGCAGGCGATAAAATACTATATCAAGCATTTTAAGAGGTTAGTAACATGATTAAAATATTAGATGAAAATAAAACACACGTTTTACAAACAGAAAAAATAAGGGGTAAATGGTGGCTTGAACTTGTTGAACGTTCAACGGGATTAAGTCAAACGGTTGTATGTGACACTAAAAAACACGCATTAACATGTTTTAAGGGTATGTCATTAAACGAAATATCAAAATGGCTTGATAATGCTAATTTTGATAAACATAAAGTTTACAAGACAAATTATAAACCAATTGAATTTAAGGAATAAATAACATGAAAACGTTAACTATTTGTTTACTTTTATTAACTATAACAGCATGTAGCGACACTGAGGCTATGAAAAAATGTCAGGAAAAATACAGTTATGACACATGCTTTCACATTCTAAATAATTAAGGTGTAAAAATATGATTATTAACTTTGAACAAAAAAAACAGGTAATTAAACTTAGTCAAGATGTGACAAACTTACGCAAACTTACTAACCAATTACCGGAAAACAGTGAATTAGCTATTATGTTAACAAAATTAATTGAATCAATGGAAAAAAGAAAATGGAACAAAAGAAAGAAAACTTGCTGTTAGATTTGATAAACGGCTTGCAATACGAACTACAAAGACGTGCTATCAAAGCAACAGCAAGCGAAATTGATAAATACCTGGTCGGTGAAAATATCAATAGCCTTGATGATCTTTACAAGAAATACATGGCTAACCCTTACAATAATTTTTCACGTGACTTTTTGCAACATAAATTAGGAGGGTAATAAAATGTACTATTCATCTAACATAACGCATAGAAGCGATATAAAGCCCCTTACAAGCGATTCTTACGCTTTCAGAGTGGTAGACCCCACAAGAGGTTATTTCGTCATTGTAGACCTACGCAATGAGCTTTATTCAAACGTTTTCAAAGATACCATGAGCGAACAAGCTTTATTTTATTCTTATGACTGTATGAAAGAAGCTCATGAAGACGGTGAAAAGTTTTTTAACCGAATCTGTAAAAGCTTTATAGAAGATGATAATAATCTTAGAATTAATAACTAACCTGATCTGCATGATCTGGTTTCTATATCTGGTTAGTGTGTGTTTAGGTTAAGAGGTTTTTTATTTTTAACTTCTGTTCCCTCTTAGCACAACGCATACTAGCCGGTGACATTTCAAAAAATTTGCGTGTCCTGCGATAAACATACTTTACATGATCGTGCGGATTAGTTTTTAAAATATCTGGTGCAATTGCTCTTTCAATATGCCCTGATCTAACAAGCAACAAAATATACGATGACAATGCACGTGTTAAAGTTGGTTCTTGTCTATGACTCAAACCAAGTGCGTTTTTTATTTGCCTTCTGGATTTCCATTTTCCATCAGAAAGAACAAACAAAATATTTTGCTTCCACGTCATGTCAAGTCGATACATAGTTTACGCCCATCCCTCCGCTAATTCCTCTAATGTTCTTACCTTCGATATTCTCATAGTTTCACGCTCTTTTACTCTCTTTTACTCTCTTTTTCACCATTATCATTAATGTGACATATCCGGACAATGGGAGACAGGGGACATCCCTTAAGGGGATTGTCCCCTCTGTCCCCTTTTTTGTCGACGGGGACATTTAGTTTGTCCCCTCGTTGTCCCCTCTGTCCCCTTTTTCTATAACATACTGTTTTTTAAGGTTTTTCAACACGACACCTTTTGTCCCCAAGTTGTCCCCTCCTCGAATAAACCGCTTGTAAATTGTCCCATCCTGTTTCATGCGAATATAGCGAGGGGACAAGCCATTTGTCCCCAAATATTCGTCATTAATGTTACACTCACCCTTCATCACATCATTATATATAGTAGTTAATTGCTCGGTAGTTTTGTCACAGTTTAACAGTTGAGTGTAGAAAGAAATAGAGTAGTTGTTCAGGTTCTCTTTTATAGAAGTGTCAGAATCTGCAATTGCATTTGATAAGAGAATTGAAACTAAGATTAATGCGTCGTCGTGATCTAGTTGTTCTATAATATGCGGAATGATAGGTTCAAACTCTGGATCTGTATCAAGGAAAAGGTGACAAGATGTGACAACATCACCGTCCTCATCTTTGCCAAGTTCAAGCACATTTAAGTTAAAATCAATATCAACACCCTTTTCATTGTCACGTTGTTTTCTGGCAACGATGGTGCGTTTGTCACGCCCTGCAATGGTGGCGATCTTAACTTCAAAAGATGAATCCATTGCGCCAATAAGTTTGGTGTGGCCACGTAAGCCAGCAGCCTGATCTTTACCTGAGTGATGCACAATAACGATTACGCATCCAGTGCGATGGGCAAGATTTAAGAGGTTAGTAACGATTTGGCCCATATCATCAGATGAGTTTTCATTACCACCGGCCATTACGGCTGAGAGCGTATCAATAACGATCATAGCAGGTTTTATGTCTGTATCTTCATGTAAGAATTGTACTTGGTGTACTAATTCTTCAACGCCTTTGCAGATACCAGTTTCTTTGTTGGTTTCAAGTAAGTTAATCGGATCAGAATAGACAGCGAAAGGGAATTCATATAAAGGCACGTCATGTTTAACACCGATTCTGCGTTTTACAGCGTCGATACGTTTACCGATGGTATTGCCTGCCTCAGCAGCGATATAAAGTAATGGTTGGTGGCCGCCTTTGAGTTTATAATTAGCCCAGTCTTTGCCTGCGGCAAGGTGAGCAGCTAAATCAATAGCAGCAAAAGACTTACCTACATTTGATTGACCATAGAGGGCAACAATAGTGCCACGGTCAATCAAATGTTTGAAAAGTGGAATAGATGTTTTTTTCCAAGAAAGTTCGCCTGCTGCCTTATATTTGCGTTTTGGTTTATTGCGTTCATGTTCTAATTGTTTAGCGGTAATGTAAGGGTTAGGTTGCTCCATGATTTGATCGGCATTATTGACAGCAAGGGTAAGCATTTTAGATGCTGCCCTATTATAGCAGCGTATAAGCTCCCTGCGTGGCATTTCAACGCCTTTACCAAGGGTAAAACGGTGCACGATGTAGGCTGTATCCTGAAGCGACCATCCAAGGTCTTTTAATCGTGAAATTAACGCCATGTCATATTCTGATCTTGACGGTAATTGTGAAGCATAGATGCCTTTTATATGCTCATCATTGGTCTTAATATTTTTCCAACGCTCTAAGACCTCAGCAGGTATTTTGTCCAGGATCGTCATGTCCAACGGTTCGTCATCGGTGACGGTATCATTTTGCTGCGCTTTGACTGGGTTTGTAATAGTGAGTAGCTTTTCAGCAGGGTAGGTACTCTTTGTCGAATACGGCACTTGGGCAAAAGTTATCGGACGGTTTGGCTTGTTTTTTGTCGGTAAATTAGTGGTGTATGGCAAGCGCATTAACCGGTCAATATTCTGCACTGCGTCAGTATTGAAATCTTTAGCAAGACCACGACCAAGGTCTTCGACCTGCTCTTGGTAGTTTTCAGCACTTAAAGGTTGGTCAAAATACCAGTAAGCATTTACGCCACCACCTGAATCGACTGTGTAAGTCGGTGGCAGTTTATAAGTTTGTAAATCAGCAGCAAATTTTAATAATCTAGTGCGCTCTTGATTGAACGGTTTTTTTTTATCCGGATCAGCGTCTATAAATAAAGCGTGGATAAATTTAATATCGGATTTTGTCAGTTTACCATCGGGTGCATTAGCGTGAGGCTCATTCACCGTATGGTAAAGATTATATTTGCCGTTATTATCGAAAATGAATTGGTCAAGGTCAGTTGAATCATAAGGTCTTGTAATGCCTTTTATGTCACCTGATTGCGGATGTATGGCGACGAGATTTATGTGTTTTTTTTTATGTAAACGTATGAATTTAGGTGCGAAAATTACATTATCTGCGTTTACTGTCATAGTGGGATACCCTCAAATACTTTTTCATGTGAACTTCCATTTATTCACTTTCCCGATGGAAATGTCAATCACAAACAACATTCACTTTTAATCATTGAAGGCATCGTCTTTTAGTGTAATCTTTAAGGTATAACCACGCTCATTTAGACGCTCCATCATGTCTTTAAGGCGTGGTATTGCCTCCATCTTTTTCCAGTGATAATAGGTGCGTGCATCAACATTTAAAGCTTCGACCTTACGTTTAACATTGATGTAACCTTTTGCTTTATTGTGACCTGGCATTACGATATTGCAGAAATGATCCATTAAAGCCTGCATTTCTTTTGAATAATCAGATCGTTTTTTTCGTGCCATTAGAAAACATAAACTTCGAATTTGAATTTTCTTGTCTTCATGACTTCCTCTAATATTGCAATGTCACTGCCGGTAGGGTTAAAATCATATTTACCGACAGTAACAATTGTACCGTTTCGCAAATTTTGCATTAGATGTATCAATAAATCATTTGATAATGTTTTTGCGAAAGCTTTTTTAAAATGTTGAATACCGTTTATAACCATTTTGCTACCTCCAAAGATTATTAGGGAAACCGCCTTGCTCCATTCTTTGCCTTAACTGGTTGAAAGCGTCTTGCTTATATGTACCTTGTAAATCATCCATAGGATCAGCAGGTTTTTCTTCGAATGCGAAATCAAAATCGCTGATCCAGTCTAATACAAGATTAAGTATTTCTTCCTGATTATCAAGGTTTTCAATATTCATTTGGGTTGCCTTGATTCTCTCATCCATCACATAGCGGAAAAGGTTTATCTTGGATTTTTCCTGCTTATGCTTCATTTTCTTTTCAAAAATTTCCAGTAATTTTTTGAAATGTTTCTGGTCATTGAAAATACGCTCACGCTCTTTGTTTAAAGCTGTGAGGTTCTTACTCACCGCTTTTGTCATTTCCGGTAAGAAATTTTTGTAGATAATCTGGTCACCGTAATTCTCAACGGTCTCATTAATCATGCCGACGAAAATTTCCATAGCCTTATTAAATTTAGGATCACCTTTTGGTTTTTCATCACCATGCTTGTCATAGTAATTGCGCTTTTCTGGGTCTTTTAATATCATGTAAGCGTTGTTAATTTTAGAGAAAGTATCCTTATCACCGCCAGCGTCAGGATGGTGTTTTTTCGCTAAAAATTTATAAGCGTCTTTGATCTCATCATCTGTAGCGTCAGGTGGGATGTTCAGTGCTTCGTATGGATTATCTGTCATTTTCCCATTCCTTGATCTGGTTAAGAGTTGTTATTGCGCCCTCACGCTCTGATTCTAGGACATCACCCGATTTAACGTTCGACAGGATAGAAAGTCCGCACTTGATGTTCGGTAATATTTCCAGCAGCCTTTTAAATTCGAAATATTGTTTTGTTGCAATGAGATTTACACGTAATGCTTCATCAATTATTTTAGAGCCTTCTTCTACTTCATGCCTTCTGCCTGTAAGGTAAGCATTGAATATACCGAAAAAGAAACATAACATTGCTGCTATCTTGGTAAAGTCACTGTTCAAACCATTGATGATTGACGGTACTATGAAAATCCACGTATACCATAAATCCCAAAATACGATCTTTAAATTTTTGTAAAAGAATGACCAAACGGTCTGTTGTTTATTTTGTTTCATTTTTAACCCTCTTTACCATTTCGTCATGACCACCTATATATGGTATAGGGTAAGTCTCCATGCCTGGTGGTTCAAAGTCCAGATGTAGGTCAGACATGATTCTAAATTTAATCGTCATTTGTCGCCAAACTCCCAGTTAAAAATTCTGTCAAATAAACTCATCTTATTGATCTTTTCTTTAAGCTCATGATAATGCTGTAAGTCCTGTCGCATTTCCAAAAGCTGACCCTCAGTGATTTGAATTGTGTTACACCACGGATCACCGCACGGTTTTCTTTTCTTTATTGGAAAATTTATAATCTTATTCATAACAAATACCTTTTTCTTATGACTTAATTACCTGATAATGTTTTTACTAAAATGTTCACAGCATTCTGATGTGATGGGTCATCAATCTTCATGAAGTTCCTTGAGACTTCTATACACATTCGTTGATGTTTTTCCGGCATTACATCTGGTTCACCATTAAAGAAATATGATAACGGTTTATTGAGAGCCTCAGCGATTAAAAATAACCTACCGGCAGATACACGATTATCACCTTTTTCATATTTCTGTAGCTGCTGATGTGTCACGTCAATTTTTGCCGCAAGCTGCATTCTTGATAAACCAAGAGCAATTCGTTGCTCCCTGATTCTTTCACCGACAATAGTATCTATTTTATCAGTTCTATCATTTTTACGTGCCATTAGATTACCTCGTTACGGGTTAATAATTGACGGTATCTGGTGTGACCTTTTAGCATCATCTGTGACACATGATTCACACCTGGATTCTCGTTAAGAATTTTATAAACATAATCAGGTTTGGTTTTTTCAAGACTCTCAATCATATTTACATACACATCCAATAACTCTATTTGCAGCATGGCAAGCCTGCCAAGTACAATAGGGTCTGGTTGCGGATCAGCCTTCAACCCGTCTAAAATATAGTTCATTGTTTTTGTGATACCTAATGACTCTTTTTTAGCGAATTCAACAGCTTTTTTGCCGACAATCTTTTCGATTTCTTCGACAGGTAGGTCTTTTAACAAATCCCTTAGTGCCTCTTTCATAGTAATAACCTCTAATTGAATTAACGATGGAAATTACTAATAATACTTACTGATGGGAATGTCCAGTAAAAAATGGAAGTTTTCAGGAAAAAATATTTCGGTAATATAA